CCGCGCCAACCACGGATGTGACGGCCACACCTGAAGTTGTTGAAAGTACGCCGGAAGTAGCTGAAGAACAGTTAGACAAGAAATTCTCGCAAGAGGAACTTGACGCTGCAATCGGCAAACGCCTTGCAAGAGAGCAACGTAAGTGGGAACGGGAACAAGCACAACGATCTGCGGAAACGCAAATTGTGAGAGCTGCGCCAGCCGCATCCGTTGACCAGTTTGAAACCCCTGAAGCCTATGCGGAAGCACTGGCGTATTCAAAGGCAGAAGAACTGATCGCTAAACGTGACGCGGCCAAACAGCAATCAGCAGTTCTTGAGAGTTATCACGATCTTGAAGAAGAAGCGCGGACGAAATACGATGACTTTGAACAAGTCGCGTACAACCCCAAACTTCCAGTCACGAACGTGATGGCTGAAACGATTCAGTCTTCTGAGATTGGAGCAGAGGTAGCGTACTACCTTGGCTCAAATCCGAAAGAAGCGGAACGCATCTCACGAATGACACCCTTGAGCCAAGCGAAAGAGATCGGGAAAATTGAAGCCAAATTGGTTTCAGCGCCCCCGGTTAAAAAAACAACTTCTGCACCAGCACCTATTTCGCCAGTGACTGCACGCTCCACCGGAGCAGCGACTTTTGACACTACGGATCCACGGTCTACCAAGACCATGACTGATTCGCAATGGATTGAAGCCGAACGCAAACGCCAGCAAAAGAAGTGGGAAGCGCAGTACCGCTAAATCTTTTTAAGGACTTTTATTCATGGCTAATAGTATTCTCACCATTGACATGATCACGCGGAAAAGTCTCGAAATCCTCGAGAACAACCTTGTGATCACCCGCAACGTAAACCGCCAGTATGACGATAGCTTTGCTGTTGCAGGCGCAAAAATCGGCTCTACGCTACGTATTCGTCTGCCTGACCGCGCTCTGGTTACTGACGGTGCTGCCCTGCAAGTTCAGGATGACAACGAACAGTACACCACTCTGACTGTCTCCACCCAAAAGCATATTGGTGTCAACTTCACATCTGCTGAACTGACCATGCAATTGGACGACTTTGCAGAGCGTGTACTGAAACCCCGTATCAGCCAGCTTGCTTCTAGCATCGACGCTGATGTGGCCAACAGCTACAAGTACATCGGTAACACCGTTGGTACACCTGGCACGACTCCTTCAACTTCTTTGGTGCTGCTCCAAGCCCAGCAGAAGCTGAACGAAAACGCCGCTGTGATGTCCCCACGTTACGCTACCGTCAACCCTGCCGCTAACGCTGGTCTGGTTGAAGGCATGAAAGGTCTGTTTAACCCAACCGACACCATCAGCAAGCAGTTTAAGAACGGCATGATGGGTACTGGCGTGCTGGGCTATGACGAGATCAATATGTCTCAGTCAATCAAGCAACACACTACTGGTACTCGCATTGCTACGGGCAACACCACTGGCGCTGCTGTGACAACTGAAGGCGCGTCTACCCTGACGTTGACCGTTGGTTCTGGTGAACTGATTGCTGTTGGTGATGTGTTTACGATTGCTGATTGCTACGCTGTGAACCCACAAACCCGTGAATCCACTGGTTCGCTGTTCCAGTTTGTGGCTCTGGCATCTTCAACAAGCACTACAACTGCTACCGTGACCGTAGCGCCCATGTACTCAGCGTCTAATGCTCTGGCTACCATGCTGACTTTGCCTGCTACCAGCAAAGCTGTTGTGTTTGTTGGCGCTGCTTCAACCCAGTACCCACAGAACCTGGTCTACCACAAGGATGCCATCACGTTTGCTACGGCTGACCTGTTGCTGCCCCAAGGTGTTGACATGGCTGCTCGCGCAGTTCACAACGGTATCAGCTTGCGTGTTGTGCGTCAGTACGACATCAACAATGACCGTATGCCTTGCCGTATTGACGTTTTGTACGGCTACAGCGTTATGCGCCCACAAATGGGCGTTCGTCTCTGGGGCTAATCAAGTGGGGCTACGGCCTCATTTTGTCTAAACACTTTTTAAGGAAATTATCATGGCTTTACCTAATTCTGGCGGTGGATATCAGTTTACTGATGGCAACACCAATGAAATTATTATGGGCGTTCAAGCAGCGCCACAAACGGCTACTACTACAGCTACTTTGACTGTTGCACAAATTACTGGCGGCATTTTAGTTGGCACTGCGGGCACAAGCGCGGTAACTTACACGCTCCCAACTGCTACGGCAATTGACGCGGTGTTTACCAATGCAAAAGTTAACAGCACGTTTGAACTAACAGTGATTAACTTGGGCACTTCATCTGGAGTCATTACAATGGCTGTGGGCACTGGTATTACTGCGGTTGGCAACTTGCTTGTTGCTATTACGGGTAGTGCGGCTGGTGTTGGTGGCGCGGCGCAATTCTTGTTCCGCAAGACTGGCGATGCTGCTTACTCTTTGTATCGCATAGCCTAAATTTAAATAGGGGCTAATCACCCCTATTTTTTTAAAAAGGAAACACCATGCCTAATACCCAAGCGTCAGGCGTTGCGTATAGCGACCCCGAATTTACTACCTGCTATGCAAGCCAAGAACTTGGCTACAGCGCAGCAGCTCAAGGTGCTGTAACACAAGCCACAAGCAAAGCAACAGGCGTAACGCTGAATACCAGCGCTGGCCGTATCACAATGAACAATGCGTCCTTGGCCGCAGCCACCGCAGTGTCTTTTGTTTTGACCAATAGCTCAATATCTATCAATGACACAATCATTGTTTGTGTATCCAGTAATACTACTGGTAGCGCATTGGGTGCTTACACCACCTACGTTTCGTATTTGGCTGCTGGCTCTGCTTTGATTACGCTGCGAAATTTAACGGCGGCTACTTCATACTCTGAAGCTGTCATCATTAATTTTGCCATCATTCACGGCGCATCTTAATTAAACGGGGGCTAATCACCCCCGTCTTTAAACATGAACATTGTTATGACTCACCTGGTTCATGGGGCTAAAATTGCCACAATGGAACAAGAAGCTGAAGCGGACGAAAAAAATGGATGGGTACGCTACAATCCAGACACGCCTTCAAACTCTGAAGAAGCGGCGGTTAATACACTGGTTGTAAAGCGCAAATACACCCGCAAAGGTGAAACTGAAGGAGTTTGAGCATGGCTACGTACACCGCTGGCGATCAGATCAACAGGGCATTGCGGCTGCTTGGTGTATTGGCTGAAGGTGAAACGCCATCTGCGGACACATCGCAAGATGCGTTGACCGCGTTGAACCAGATGACCGACAGTTGGAACACTGAGCGCTTGTCTGTCTTTTCTACGCAAGATCAAGTGTTTACATGGCCGTCAGATTCAATTAGCCGCACGCTTGGTCCATCGGGTGACTTTGTGGGCAATCGCCCCGTTTTGCTTGATGAGGCAACTTACTTCCGCGACCCCAGCACCAATGTGTCGTTCGGCATAAAAATGATTAATCAACAGCAGTATGACGGTATTGCTGTAAAAACGGTCACTTCCACGTATCCACAAGTGTTGTTTATCAACATGACATATCCTGATATTGATATGTATATCTATCCAAAACCTACACGGGACTTGGAATGGCACTTTATTTCGGTTGAAGAATTGGATAATCCGGCGACTTTAGTAACCAATTTACTGTTCCCGCCAGGTTACTTGCGTGCGTTTACGTACAACCTTGCTATGGAAATTGCACCTGAGTTTGGCGTTGAGCCTAGCCCCCAGGTGCAGCGCATTGCAATGACCAGCAAGCGCAATCTGAAACGCATTAACAATCCTGATGATGTTATGGCTATGCCATACGCCATTGTCGCGACTCGTCAGCGCTTTAACGTGTACGCTGGGAATTTTTAACTACTAAATGGTACATGCAGCATGATATTTACGTTTTGCTTCAAGGTAGATTTGATGCGCTTCTTCGGGGGTAGCGTAGTCGCCCAACCACTTAGATTTTCCGTTTACGGACATGCTGGCACGCCATTTATTTTGATACCAAATAACGCCCATAAAACCGGACTTGTTGCGTTTGTTTGGCTTACGCACGTTTTGAGAATTGCCATCCGCAAACACATCCCGAAGATTGCCAATTCGGTTGTCGGATTTATTGCCGTTAATGTGGTCAATAAGTCCTTTAGGCCATTGACCATAGGCGTGCAACCATGCCAGTCTGTGTGCTTTGTAAACGCGATTTGCAACGCCAATAGTGACGTAACCAATGCGCTTTTCCAAACAACCAGCGATAGACCCC